TGCCGTCTGCGGTAACTTCCGCAACTGTAATCTTGTGACCGTTTGTCGCAGTGATTTCGTCACCGTTGTTAAACTCTGTCCACTTCGACAAATCGTCGTCATACGCAACACTTGGAGCGGTGCTTGCGGCAGTCTTGTAAACCAACTTGTGACCGCCGATAGGCTTTGGCGATACCGTAATAACAGTGTTGCCTGTTGTGCCGGCAACCGATTCAACGTCCAATTCACCAATCGCCGGAACACCGTTCTTAAATGCGGCAAATGCGTCGTCCTTGACAACAAGGAAACCTAAACGCATAGTAGCCTTGATTGCAACCATATCTTGCTCGGCAAGTGATAGCGGTTTACCGTCACTGTCAAGAGTGCCTTGTAGTGTTGCCTCTGTAAGAATTTCGTAATTAATACCTGCACGCATACCGACAACGGCATATTTAAAATTACCTGTGATAATATCGGCACGTTTATTGTCCCACGCACCGTTACGTACAAATTCGATAGGCTGACCGTACAGCTCACCGCCTGTTGTACCGTTGACATATGCAGGTGCGCCGTTTGCGTCACGTAGCTTTCTTAGCATATTCTTAACGCCGATACGTCCAACAAATCCCGACGGGTCATAGCCGTTTTCTTCAATCATTGACATTGCGTCAGATATAGCAATATCAATATTTGTGTTGTCTGTAACAACCATATGCTTGCTGTCTATAGCGTTCATAATGTTTGTCTTGAACGGCGAATTTGTACCGAAAATGCACGCCGCGTCAATCGCTCTGTAGAATGCCTCTGCGATTTCCGGCTTTAGTTCCTCAAATACGCTGATAGTTGTATCTTCCAACTTTTCCTTTGTTACCGGAATAATAACGGCTAACTTCTTAGCCTCGATTTCAGGGTGAATCCAAGTAGCACCGCTTGTCTTAATTCTTTCACCCTCACCGACCCAGTAAGCACCCGGACCGTCTGTAAGTACGTTAAACTTTTTCTTCTCGTGTTTCATTTCCTCGACTTTTGCCATTCTTAAAACACTTGAACCCCTTGTCACCATTTTGATGATTTCTGTTGCTTGCTCGACAGGCACAAAACCTGTCAATTCATTTTTTAAATAACCCATTTATTTCACTCCTTATCTCTGATTTTCTCTGATTATGTCCATAAAACTGCCTGTGTTGTGACCGCCACTGCCACCGTTTAAATTCGGTGTTTTGCCCTTTAAACGCTCGGTAACACCTGCTTGTACATCTTTGTCATAGCTTTCTTTTATCTTGTCAATAACCGCCTTTGTGCTATCCTTATCCTCTGCCACAATATACTTTGCAATCTCGGCAGACAGTCCGACTTTGGCAAGTTCTGTTTCGGCATATGCAACGATTTTTTCACGTTCAAACTCTGCCTTTGCCTTTTCAAATTCTTCCCTTTCCTTGTCGTCGTCCTCTTTTTTTCTTTGGTCGGCTGTAAGCTTGGCTTTTCTCATGCCCTCTTCTTCAGCGTCCTTTAGCTTTTGCTCAAGGTCCTTTTCCCACTCTGATTTTGCCTTAGCTATTGCTTCATCAATCGCCTTTTGATTGTCGCCGTCTTTTTGTTCGGTTGACTTCTGCTCTGTGGACTTCTCTTGCTCTTGTTTTTCTGTTTGCTCTGCTGTATCTGCCATTCAAATCATTCCTTTCTGAAAAATTGTATAAAAATAAGACGTATAACCCCACGTCTAACAGGGAGATAATCGGATCACCATTCCTTTCTTCTATGTGTATGTTGTGCCTACTCTCACACTATCACCGCCTTTCAGTGTATCAAAAAAGCACGTCCGAAAACGTGCTTTAGCTATTATGTTTTGTTTGACTGTATATATCGTCATAAAGAAGTTGTAACTTGTAACCCAAATCGCTTAAATAATCTTGATTCACCATACCGAAATGTATAATAGCATAATCGGCAGCGTCAATAAAATCATCTATTGCATTTTCGTTTACTACAATGCTGTTAGTTGTATTTTTAAACTTAATCCCGTCTTTATTTCCTTCATAGACTTTCGTAATATATTTTTTACAAAGTTCGTATTTTTCAGTATCTAACTTGTAAATCATGCTTGTTATATACCTCCTTATCTCGGATTGGTCTGTATTAAATTTCCGTTGTCCTTATTTACCGAAACAACACAGTTATCGCCAAAATACCTTAAACAATCTTTTCTGTGTTTTGTCGTTCCGTTTAAAAGAGCGGTTTTTATATCTTCTATTTCAACGCCGTTACGTGCTTTATGTGTTTTAGGGTCTTCACCCGTTCCGAATACACGTTCAATAAAATGCTTGCTTTGACTTTTTATTTCTACACCGTCAACCGTCGTTAATCCGATAATATCTGTTTCTATTTTCTCTTTATAGCTCTTATAATCACCAAAAGAAGTAAATGCAGAAATCATATTACTACTTCTTGATTGTTTATAATCCTTTAACAAGCTCCATTCATCAGTATTATTATACTTCAAATTTCGAAAATCGTCAAATGTTTTTGGCATATTTTCAGTACCGATAATAGAAATATATTGTGCGTACTGCTTTTTATCCGCCGAGCTGTTTCGCATTTGCTTAACGTGAAGCTCAAGTGCATTTCTTTGCTCGTCCGACAAACTGTTTTTCCATTCGTCAAACGTCATACTTCCGTCAACCTTATAATTTTCGCCAGTGAGCGGATCGCGTGCAATACGACTTGTCAAATTCACGTCTGCCATAATCGTAACACACCGACAACGTGGGTGTATCGGTGGGAAGTTTTCGCCCTCAACGGCTTTGTCGGTATCAAACACGCTACCGTCAAGACTTCCGCACCTGTCACACGTCAATTCAGACAGTGCCGCAACAAAACGATACTGTTTTATACCTATTTCCTCATACGCCATCTTTTGACCTTGATTCATAAAATGTGCCGTTTCACTTCGCACAAGTGTTTCGGCTGATGTTCGTATTCCGCCTGGTGCAGTATCTTTGACGTAATCAATCAGCTTATCGGTCATACGGCTTACGCTGTGACCGCTGATAATACCGTCCTCAATCGTCTGTCCGACTGCCTGTATAAATCTGTCGTTATGTATCCACACTCTCTCGCTGTAGTTGTGACCGTGCCACGGCTCACTTAACACTTTATCAACCGCCTTTTGCGGTACAAGTGAAAAATCAATACCGCAGTTTAAACCTTGTGCGGTATCAAAAATATTCGTATAATACGCCGTCTTTACCGCACTGTCATACAGTTTCTTTTGCTCCTTTATAGCCTCGTTTGCAACGTGCCTAAAGTAAATATATACATTACGTTTCAGTCCCTCTAATCGGCTAATTCTCGCACCGTATGACTGTGCATTTATGCGGCTTAGAATTTCCTTTTTGACTGTCTTGTCGTCTGTTTCGTCGTACAGTTCAAGCAGTTCTTCGTACTGTTTGTCGCTGTCGGCTATACTCATCAGCCGACGTGCCTCTTTTTCGGGTATATCGGTTGAAATATAGGCTTTAAACGTTTTCTCAATGTCATTGTTTACATTCTTGATTGCTCGCTCATATGCCTTAATTACACCGTCCTTAATGCTGTCCGCTTGCGATTGTAAATATGTTTCAACTTCAACGGCACGTTTTACCCAATATGCCTTACTCTTCATTGTAGTTTACTTTCCTTGCCGAACTTTCAGCGATACGCATATCTTCGGCGGACTTTTCCGCTTGCTCTCTGCGTGCGATTTCAACTTCTTCCTTTGCATCTGTTATAAACGGCAGACGCTCTAATAATGTTTCGTCAGACGCAAGACCTTTGAGGTAATTAATCATCTGTGCTATTTCAAGTTCGTTTGCAGGCAAGTTATATGTAAATCCTATATCAACTCTGTGCGACGGCACTTCTTTCATTGCGTTTAATGTCACTAAGAAATTGTTGTAAATCTCCAAACGTTTTCTCAACGTCTTAGCAAAATTACGTTCTTTGTTCTTGACGTGCTGTTCAAATCCCAACAGCTTGTACTTTATCGCCACACCCGACAAATTGTTGCCGAAACTTTCGTCCGACAGGTCAGGAACGTGTGACAAACGGTGTATATCGTCCTTGATGTCGTCACGCAACACCTTTGTATCAGCCTCATTCAGCACCTTTGACAGATACTCTGCCTTTGCGTCACCGTCACCCATTAAGATACGTTCTACCAATAATTTTTTTGCCTGTTCGGTGTCAAGGTCGCAGTTACACAAAAACAACAGCGAATTAACGAATTGTTCCTTGTCGTTTATTCGGTCTGACATCAACACATTGTATGCGTCAATCTGCGTTATCAACTGTTCAAAATCACCCTGCATTTCCGTATTATTTCTGTATTCAATAATCGGCACATCGAAAAAGTAATGCGGTTCAACATTTTGCAATGACAATGCCGTATAGCTGTCAAGACCTGTGTATGTATATATAAACGATTCGTCATACACACGACAAATACTGCCTGTGCAGTAGCCGTCAAGGTCGTATTTCTTGTAGTAATATACCGCAAACAACGGCTTTTCAAATGCCGACTGTGAGTAACATACAAATGTATGCTCCGGATCCAATCGTACACTTCTCGGCTTGCTTTTTTCGTCTGCATAAATCAGTTCATATGCTTTGCCGTAAATGCTCATATTCTTTACAATTTCACTGTCAACACTCGGCATATCCTGTTCCAAATATTCGTTTTTGATTGCCTCAATATCGTATTCGTCCGACACCGCATACGTTACAGGATTGCCGACAAGATAACTCTGTGTCATATCTGTTATGTACTTTGCGTGATTACACATTATGCGGTTGTTTGCCACGTTTTTGCCCCTTTTTCTGCGGTTTAAAATGCGGTGGTCGCCCATATAGTAATCGTGCAATAATCGGTATCTCTGTCGCTCTCGCTCGTGTCGTTCAATCAATTTCGTTATGATAAACGGTGTCACACCACCTGCGACTATATCTTCATCAATTATCATATTCCGTACTCCTCTCTTGAATAGATTTTAGCTTTCTTATCCTTGCGCCAACTCTCAACGCCGTATCTCAGTGCCGCCATTGCGTCATCAAATACATTGACAGGTTCGTCCGTATATTCGCCCGACTTTTCATCAACTCGCCAACGCCATTGCTGTATCTCTTTGATTACATTCACGCAAGACGGATGAATATGTATCTTTCTGCCTTTTAACCAGTCAATCTGCGATTGTATGCTGTTCGGATTTTTAACAACTGCCCTTGCTCGATAGCCTGCCTTTCGCCACATTTTTATACGGTCCGGCTCTGCACTGTCGCACCACATTGCAAGACTTTTGCTGAACTTCCCGTCAGCCTTAGTGATAATTTCGGTCGTATCCATTTCGTGTACATACAGTTCATTGCAAACGTAAATATCGCCGTCCTTATAACCTAACGTTAATATGGCGTTTGCGTGATTAAATCCGAAGTCCTGTCCTATTGCCATAGCGTCAAAACGGCTCATATCTGTATCAAATTCCTCAATTCGATAATTTGAGAATATAAGACCGCCTGTTTCGCCCCATTCGCCCAAGCCGTAAATTCTGTAACCCTCAGGGTCAACTTCTTTACGACGTAGCATACGTTGTCTGTATGCATCGTCACAAAATCGGTTTGTTAAATATGTGCTTTGATGTGTCAGAACATTGTCGTCCTGTATATCAAAAAACACTTTCTTTATCCAGTGACTTGATGACACGGGATTGAATGTCAGCTTTATCTGATAAAAAAGACCGTCGGGAAGTTCACCTCTCAAACGGTCGTCTATAATTTCAAAATCCTGTTGTACAAGCTCCGTAGCCTCTTCAATCCATACGTCCGTTAATTTTCCGTTCGCAAATGTGATTGATTTCAGCTTTTCGCGTTGCTTGTTATCGTTTACACCACGAAATATAATCTTGTTGCCGTTTATACAGGTGAACGACAACGGACTTTGCGTAACTCGCCACGCTCTGCCAACGCCCATACGGTTTATGGCACTTTCAAGCTCCGCAAACGTACTGTCACGGTTTGTTATATCGGACTTTCTCACACATACCAAATTACGCCCTTTGTCACGCATTAAACGCAATATGTACAGTTGTGCAGTATCAACACTCTTGCCGCTTCCGGCACTGCCTTTCATTACAACGTAACGTTTCTTGCATTGGTGTACAGGCTTAAATATCGGATTGAACGGTACTGTTATGTTGTTCATTCGTCACCGCCTCCGTAATCAATCTTAATGCTATAGTCCATATCACCGTCAACGTTTAATTTCTCTGTGAATAACGCGTAGTATTTACCCAACATTTCCGCCGCTTTGTTTACGTCCGACACCTTTGTCGGTATCTCAACGCACATCGGCTGTTCTGCTTCGTCAATGACTTTCTTGCCCTTGTCGTCATAGTGTGATTTACGTGCTTTGCACGTCACTACAACAGTTTCGGGTTTCTCACGTCGCATAACAGCCGTAAGCGTTTTCAATACCTCATCTTGTTTGGCGATAAGAGCGTCCTCTTTCTCTTTCAGCCGCTTTTGAATATATTCCTGAATTTCAGGTTTCTTCAAGTTTTCATTTCCAATCGAATACGCTGTTTTTTTTGAATACCCCGCTTTTATTGCCGCCTGCGTTGCGTTCAAACTAATCAAATATTCCTCACAAAACAACTTCTGTTTTTCCGTCACTCTTATCACCTCCTGTTTTATTGCATAAGAAAAACACACCCGATTAGGTGTGTTTATGTATTATTTCATAAATAATGATGTATATTGATTTACATACTGTTCTTGGCATTTAGCTCGAATTTCGTCATTTTGAATACTATTTATAAAGTCTATCAGTTGTCTATGATCCTCTGTTTTTGAAAGTGTCTCAAAATATTTATCTTTACTATTCATTTCATATTTTGCTAATACTAATATAGTTCCAGATATTAATTCAATCACTGCACCTGACACCAAGGATATAATGCCTGTCGAAATCCCTTCCTTCATAAAAGCCATGCCAATTCCAAATGCAATAATTATTATTCCTGCCCATATCATTCCTATCGCATTATTAATAATTCTTGTATTAATCTTTTGTTCATTTCCATGATATCTTTTTAAAAGTGGATTTCCTTTCAATGTTATATCTTTGTCCAAATAATAAGAACTTCCTTGACTATTTATAATAGTTGTATCTATATTACTATTTAGCATCCACTTTTCCATCCTTCGTAATGTTAGTTTCTTCTACACATCCTAAAATTTTTCCATTAACAAAAACAGTATTACCACAGCGCTTACATGATACCGGTATCAATGGGAGCATTTTATTGCCCAATTCTATTGCTCCACTTTCGCTTAACAATGTTGGAGTATATATATCTTCCGAAACCGTCCATTGATTGTTCCCGCACATAGGACAAGGTCTATTACCCCATATTTCATTAAGTTTTTGAAATAATTTTTCACTATTCACTATTATCATATATCTATCCCTCTTTTTTAAGTTATGAATATATAATAACATACTATTATAAAAATTTCCACTACTTTTTTTCATTTTTATCCTCCGTGGAATTAAATTATGCATTAATATATTATTTTATTCCTCCTAAACAAAATAGACAGTTTCACCATAACGGTTACCGCTGTCTATTTATTTGCGTTACACACTACACAAATTATATAGCCTGTGACTTTATCATTTTAATATCTCCATTCCCACCAATCACACGAGATATTCACCCATCATCTCACGACGATACACTACCTTTTTTACGAAAATAACGAGCGGTAAGATATAGAACACAAAATATTGCACTGTATATATGTTTTGCATTATTTTTTGTTTGCTCATTCTTTTCGCATTATAAATTGTATCACACTTTTTTCGGCAAATTCGGCATTTTTAAAAATTTATTATGTTTTCTTCGTGGATAACTCTCATCGTAATGCCCTATCTTAAATGCAATCCACTGCCATGACGGCATTACGGTGCCGTCTATGTACCTGTATCGGAATATGCGACGTGTTTCACTGTCTAATATACCGGCAACAAACAATTCAATCTTGTTTTTTTGCCGCTCCAATCGTTGACGTAGTACAATATCAGATATATGTGTTGGCTCAACACCCGACACAGAAATACAGTGCTTGACATACGGGAACTCGCTGTCAGAGCCTGTAACAGTACCATGTACTGTATTACTGTTTATCCTGTCGTTTACCTCGTTCAATTCTGCAACAATACTGCGATACTGTTTTAGCACTTCCTTTGTCAAATCAATTCCCCCTATGCTTTCTTATCCGGTACATATTCCGGACACTTTGTTATTCTATACGAATCATACGTCTTGCGGTGTACATTTTCAGCTGTCCAACCCTCCACAGGTTGAAAGCAACTGCTCCACGAACAATCACCGCAAGCGTTCTGACACGTCCAACATAATTGTTCTTTAACCATTTTGCGCCTCATCTAATCGCTGAACATACTCGGTAAAATACCATAGCAGTTCATCTTTGAATTGCTCAATAGCTTCATCTGCTTTTTCCATAGACGAAAAATATATCACGTTAACGTCTTGGAAGTATTCCTCGCCTACCATCATCAATTTATCGTCAAAATGATTGTACTTAATTCTAAATTTTCTGGCAAGGCTATTTCCCCAATCTTTTTTAGTCACGGCTCTGTCGTTTTGCGCCTGCCATTGACGCAAGCGACGAAGCAATCTGTCTGCACGAGCGTTGTTCTCGGCAATCATCTTGTTACTGTAATAGTTACCCTTATCATAACATTGCTCATCCTCTTGGTCATTAAACTCTGTAATTTTTATCATACTATCGTCTTCTGTATTAATTACATAATACGTTTCACCTATTTTAGTCCTCTCATATCCAGTCTTAGGCTTGTCCGTAACCAAACCTAATATTTTAGCCTGTTCTTCTGATATTTCGGCTTTAATACTCTTTCCATTTGCATTAATTGTTACCTGCATTGTTATTCCTCCGTATTATTCACAGGGCTTTGCTCGTATCGGATAATATTCCGAACTCTTTTCATAATATCCTCAATCTCATTTCCTATCTCAAATTGTTTGCATGTATCAATTAAATCTATACCTCTGGCTAAATCCAAGGCACCGAGCATTTTTACATAGCGAAATTCCGCCTCTTCGATGTTTATTGCTCTTTTTAAATCGTACTTTGCATTGTCTATATAGTTATAAAACCTCTTTATTTGGCTTTCGCGTTTCTTTTCTTTAATCTTCTTTATCAGTCCCATTATTTTCACACTTCCTTCTTTTTCTGTCTTGTGCAATCACTTTAAACAATATTCTTTGTTCACAACGTGACGTTTCATCATCAAACAATCCCAAATAATGTTTGATTAGTTCTATAAGTGAAATTCTCACTTCGTTTTTGTGTCCGTTGACGTATATTGAAACTTCAAACGGTATTTTCTCACCGTGATTAATTCCCGTAGCCATTATCACGGCATTTTCATCAAAATTCATACCCATCGCCAGTTGTCCGGCAAGTCTTTTATAATCGTTTGTCATTTTTTTATTCCTCCTATTCAAGATTTGTTATATTGCATTTCACCGTACCATCATCATATTTTTTTGTTTCAAGTATTGCATTGGCGTTCTCACCAACCTTCTCCACATATTTTGTATATGTATCAATGCCATAAAAGGCATATTCATTACCCTCATACTCAACCATAATTTTATATACCGCAGGGTGAGTAATCATGGTTATACTCTTACCACAATTTACAGGTGTTACATATGCACTTCTGTAATATTTATCTATGACTTTGACTTCTACTGTTGAAGTTTCGGTGCTAATACACTTTGCACAGCTTGTCAATATAAATATCAATGTCATTGCAACCAACATTGATATAATCTGCTTAATATATTTCATCTACTTACTCCTCCATTTCTTCATTTTTCAGCCTTACTTTTTCAATCGGCACAATAATTACTGCGTGTTTGGTTTTATCCAACAGTTCAAGTGAATATTTCAAAAATCCTCTCGGATCCTTTCGTGCGATACACGCATTAAGGATAAACGGTGTCGGTTCGGGGATATTATAAAAATCCGAATAATAAACCGTTTTATTAAGATTTTGTTTTACTTCAAGAATATCCATATCACAAATCCTCAATGCTTATAAATATGCCCGTCTGCTCCGCCCAAAACTTTTCTGTTATTTCACTTGCCACAAGTGCGTCATCTTTCCAAAATCCCACTTCCGTCATAACGTCTTTAAGCATTTTCTGCAAGTTATCCGTATCGGGTTTTGTTGCCTTATACTCACCGTCCGAATGCTTGCCTTTAGGGAAGCACCACTTTGTCACCATACGCACAGGCTTTTCAAACATCTTTTCAGGTGCGTAATGCGAAAGATGTGCCGCAAGTTTTTCTCTTACCGCTTTAACTTCCGGTGGCTCATAAAATACCGGCTTACCTTTTACGACTGCAACCTTTTTTTCTTGATACGTTTTTGTCGGCGGTATCATTGCCATAAAAAATTGTACTTTCATTTTCTCACTTCCATTTATTTACTTTGTGTCTGTTCTGAAATTTTTGCTTTGTCAGTCAGTAAGGGGAAGGAGTTGTTGTGCGTAAGCTGTCGCACAACTACTTCCCCCTGACCTTAGGGAAAGGGAAACCTTTATATATACGTAGTATATATAGTTTGTCTGTCCCTGCGGTCAAAGTCGATTTTGTCCCGAATTGTCTGTCCTTAAAGACACAAGGACATTTTTCGATTTTGACCTCATAATCGGGACAGGACAGTTTTCCTATTTGTCCCTCTTATTTCTTACCGATTTGACCCTCATCAATCCAAAATCCGCCGTGTTCTTTCAGTCGTCTTCTGACTGTTTTTTCCGACACTCCCATATATTCCGCCATTGATTTTACTGTCACTTTATCATCAATTCCGCACGCTTCAAATGCCGTTTCAAGAGAATTTTTACGCTCGGTTTTACGTTCTGCGTCTGTTTTCTTTTTAGCAAAATTCTTCTTCCAAGTAGGCATTCCGTCATCAACCGCAATATCTTTCAGCACACCGATATTATCAATATTATGAACAGGATATTTAAACCACAGGTTTACAGGCGCAAACTTTGGGAACTCTCTAAGCGTACCCTCTATACGCCACGCACTCCGGCTTTCAACCGTTTTTCTTGCCTTACCTACATCTTCTATAACGCACTCGTAAGCGTCGTTTTCAAGGTATTCTCGACACAATGCAAGCATTTGAGTTTCACTGCACAAATCGTCTTGTGACGCATGATACAGTTTATCGTATTTATACAACCAACCCTCACATACTTTACATATTGCCTTATTCTTTTCCTGTTTTAATATATCGTCGTTCAATTCAAGTTCTACAAGGTCGATAAGTGCGTCTGGATCACGTGCAAACACACCCGAACCCGAAGCTCTGTCCATACTTCTTTTACCGCCTTGAGCACCTTTACTGTGATGATGACAATATATCACCGCACAGCCGAGTTCTGTACACACTTTATCAAACTGATTACAAAAATGCGCCATTTGGTCTGCACTGTTTTCGTCGCCTGTTATAACCTTATATATAGGGTCAATTATAATCGCTATATAATTCTTTTTACTTGCTCTGCGTATAAGCTTTGGAGCAAGCTTGTCCATCGGCACACTGCGTCCTCTTAAGTTCCATATATCTATGTTGGATAAGTTGTTTGGTGTTATGCCGAGTGCGGTATAAACGTCTTTAAAACGGTGCAGACAACTTGCTCTGTCGAGTTCAAGATTAACATACATCACTCTGCCTTGTGTACAGTTCCATTCAAGCCATTTCTTTCCTTCTGCAATGGCACAGCACAATTCTATAAGTGCATATGATTTACCTGCCTTTGACGGTCCTGCTATAAGCATTTTATGTCCCTGTCTTAAAACTCCGTCAATAAGCGGCGGTGCAAGAGAGGGCAAGTTATCCCACACGTCCGCCATACTTTCCGGATCGGGCAAATCATCATTCACGCTTTCAATCCATTCACGCCACTCATTCCAATTTTCTTTACCTATATTGGTATCAAGAAGATATTGTTTTTTACCGTTACGCATTATGCCCGGCATACGCGATAATCTTGACGGATTTCTATTCTGAATATCAAGTTTCAATCCGTTTTTATTACACACGTTATACAGATAATCAACACGTTTTTTATATTCTTCATATGTTGACGCGTCAATTTTTACTATTGCGTGCAGGCTCTTTTTGCCACTGTATACGAGTGCCGCAACAGGTAATTCCAATTCTGTTATAATGGCTTTTTGTGCCGAAATGTCCATTGTATCGGATTCGACAAGTGCATATCTGAACTCCGTTACGTTTTCATTTTTTACGCCCTTACCGTCAAGAGGGTTAAACCTTATCCACGCCCCGACTTCGCTGTTATAATCGCCGAGTACACTGCCTATATCACCTTTGCATTGGTACAGTTCCTTTATAAGCTGACCTGCCGTTCTGTCATAGCAACCTTTTGACGGCAAAAATTTTCCGTCATGTTCCCAGCTTTTGGTAACGTAACCTACATTTTCATCCGGCTCAAAAAGTGTTTCGAGGTATGTGATAATCTGCTCTGCCGGATTCCATTTCTCCGGAATATGTATCTCACTGCGTTCAATCCAATTCTTATCCACTATGACAAGTTCGTCTTTAGAACCTATTTCACTGTCCCAATCAAGCTCGGCTGATACATTTTCATAATGGTATCCGTTTTCCTTAGCCATTTGAATGATAGTTCCGGCTGTAACGGGAGCAGATGAGCCTTGAAATGTCGTCCACTTCTTTGCACATTCACCGCTATGGTAACGGTTTACGTCTTTCATACTCCACATATCCCAATCAGATACCGTATATCCCTCGTGTTTTAGTGCCATACCTACGTTTATCCACTCTTGATAACTGCAAGTTGACGGATCAATATATTCAAGAATTTCTGTCAAATTATAATCGTTCATATCTTAATTCCTTTAATATTCACTCGGATTTATCCCCGACGGTATTCGCCAACCGTTTGCGGCAATTCTGTCAATAAGATTTTTTGCTTTTTCAAACTCCCAAACACCGACGTGCTGAAAACCTCGACTTTCAAGAAAGCGTATTTGCTTTGGAGTTGTAAGTCCTGCCACACGTCTTTTCTCCAATCGTTCAAGCAGTTTGGTTGCCTTACCTGCGTTATCTATTTCATCAGGGAATATTCCGTATTTTTCAAGTACCTTTATTTGTTTGTCTGACGGAGGTGACATTTCCCAACCGAATGTCGGTACATATCCCGATAAATCTTCGGCTTGTATGCTCATTTCAAATTGCAGAGGATCAACCAATTTACGCTTACGTTTCTTCATTTCCGCAAGAAGATTTGCAAGTGCCTCTTCTCTTTGTGCAACTACATCTTCGCTTGCCTTTTCCTCTGCCTCTTCTATGTCAACAGGATAACCCGCATTTTCGATATTCTCCGTCATTTTTACGGCAACTTCTTCATTTTCGCAAATCAAATGTGCGGGGTGACACAGTTCGTGTCGTTCCGTATGCCATAAAAAATCGAGTAAAAGTAAGTGGTCCTTATTCGGTGCAAGTCTTGTTCCGCGTCCTACCATTTGACTGTACAAACTGCGTACTTTTGTAGGTCTTAATATGACAACGCAATCAACATCAGGGCAATCCCAACCCTCTGTCAAAAGCATTGAATTGCACAATACGTTATACTTATTGTTTTCAAAATCATTTAATATTTCTGCTCTTTCTTTGCTTTCGCCGTTTACTTCCGCCGCTTTAAATCCTTTTTCGTTCAGAATATCTCTAAACTTTTTACTCGTCTTTACAAGTGGCAGAAATACAACTGTTTTTCTGTTTTTGCAGTGCTTTGTCATTTCATCGGCTATCTGATACAAATACGGATCCAGTGCCGTACTTAAATCACTTGATTTAAAATCACCCGCTTGCATACCTACGCCTGTCAAATCAAGTTTTAACGGAATTGTCAGAGCCTTTATCGGACTTAAATATCCCTCTTTAATAGCTTTGGGAAGTGTATACTCATATGCAAGGCTTTCAAAAACCTGTCCGAGATTTTTCATATCGCCTCTGTCGGGTGTTGCCGTAACTCCTAATACCTTTGCGTCACAAAAATGGTCTAATACACGTCTGTAACTGTCGGATATGCAATGATGTGCCTCGTCTATTATAATGGTATCAAAGTAATTACTTTTGAATTGATTTAATCTTTTTTCACGCATTAGTGTTTGTACCGAACCTACAACTACTCTGTACCAACTTCCTATACAGCTTTCCTCTGCCTTTTCCGTTGCACAACCTAAGCCGGTTGTTTTCATAATCTTGTCAGACGCTTGTTCCAACAGTTCCCCACGATGTGCAAGTATTAAAACACGCTGACCTTTTCGCACACATTCTTCCGTTATTTTTGCAAAAACTATTGTTTTACCGCACCCTGTCGGAAGAACGAGCAATGTTTTATTACAGCCGTTCTCCCACTCGCGGAAAACGGCTGATTTAGCTTCATTTTGATATGGTCTTAATTCCATTTATGACACCGCCTTAAAAACTTCCCGGAGTAAATGACGACGCAGGTGATTGCGTTGGTTCGGCTTGTGTTCCTGTCGGCTCATAGAATTTTTTGATTTCATTGGATTTTAAGACTTCACCTGTCTTAGTGCTTGTATATTCATGTATACCGATTTTACATCTGCCTGTTGCTCCGACAACCGCACTCCAATTCATACGGCACTTTTCGCCATGCTTTCTCTGTCCTATTGCGGTAAAAAATGCACAAAGCATTCCCTCTGTTTTGGTATGTAAAAACAGGTTGTGTTTAATCGTACCTTGATTACCTTTGCCGTCTGCAACGTTTAATGTTATAATCGCTTTATTGCACGGCGGAAGTTTAGCACTTCCTTGATGTCTGCCACGCTCAAAGCCTGTTACCGTAAATTTATAATCACCGTCGGGCAATATTTGAAACTCATTGTCGTTTTCTATTTCATCATCCCAACCAAATTCTCTTTCTTCTGCCATTATTCGTTACCTCCTTGAAATACATTCTCATTTCTCATTTTCTTTATAATCTCAAATACTTGATTCCATGCTCCTACCAATACACCGTTGATAAAATCAGCGTCGTAATTTTCTATCGGTGTATCTTCG